TCCAGAAGAAAAAAATTTTAATCCATCTATGGGTGGAGTAACTAGATCTTGGGAAATACTTTCCTCCGAACTTCGTAAATGTGTTTGTTTATGTTCAAATTGTCATCGTGAAGTTCATGCTGGAGTAACTAATATTCCAGAAAATATTACTAGATTTGATGAAAGTTATGCAGAGTGGGACTATGCTAATAAAGCAACACCTAAAGAAAAAGATAATTGTCCTCAGTGTGGAACGCAAAAATTAACAACTCAAAAATATTGCTCAAACAAGTGTGCTTCTGCTGCTAGAACAAGAGATTATCCACCTTTGAATGAATTAATTGCCCTGGTTAAAAAACACGGATATACTGGAACTGGAAGATTATTTAATTGCAGTGATAATGCTATAAGGAAAAGAATAATGCGGGAGCAAGGGAAACTTGACAAACATTTGAAGATGAGGTAATATATAAATCTTGGAAGGTCTGGAAATGTCTGGGTCTTTCATAAGAGTCGGGATTATCATATCCGACTCACTAAATCCTAAGTTTTCTTAGGTCGGGGACTTGATCACCCCCGCTCGTTGCGGAGAGTGTCTTCCGCTGGTGATGGGCACTCATCACCTTTCGCCCTTGTAGCTCAGTTGGTAGAGCACCGCTTTTGTAAAGCGGTTGTCGCAAGTTCAAGTCTTGTCGGGGGCTTGACATAATACTCATTATGTCTTATACTTTTCCTATCCGTGTGAAGAGAAGTGCGTGGGGTTCCGTGCCTGTGAAGAGGAAACTCTGAGGCTGGGTAAATCCCCACCATTGCGAATGTGGTGTAGCGGTAACATCCCATCCTTCCAAGTTGGTGTCACGGGTTCGATCCCCGTCATTCGCTTATAAAGATCGTAAAAACCGAAAAGGCTTGACTGATCCCAAAAAAACTGTTAAGATAAATACCGTGATGTGACGATGCCGCAACTACTTGCAAAGTTACACTAATGTCGTTTAGTACTAAAACACTTTTATGAAACTCAAACAACTGATGCTTGCACCTGTTGCTCTGGGAATGGTTGCTCCTGTTGCTGCGAATGCCGCAGATCTTAATATGGCAGCAGTCAACCAATACACTTCCTCAGAACAGGTCACAAGCGTTACCCAATTCTCTGATGTGCAACCAACCGATTGGGCATATCAGGCACTCAGCAACCTCGTAGAGCGTTATGGTTGCGTTGCTGGTTATCCTAACGGCACCTTTGGTGGTGGTAAGGCAATGACCCGTTATGAGGCAGCAGCACTTCTCAATGCTTGTCTGGATCGTGTAACCGAAGTTACCGATGAACTGAAGCGTCTTCAGGCAGAATTTGCACAAGAACTTGCAGTTCTTCGTGGTCGTGTAGACAAACTGGAAGCACAAGTCACTACACTTGAAGCACAACAGTTCTCCACCACTACCAAACTGCGTGGTGAAGCAAACTTTGTTCTTGGTGGTGTTGATGACTACCAAACCAAAGGTGGTGATGTAACTCACACCGCATTCAACTACGATCTGCGTCTGAACCTGGATACTTCATTCACTGGTAAGGATCTGCTCCGTACTCGTCTGCGTTCCGCTAACTTCAGCGGTGATCCTTTTGGTTCCAGTTCGTCTATCTTCAAACTGGATAAGGCAGACGGAACAACCAGTGAAGTTGGTAACAATGTAGTTATCGATCGTCTGTATTATTCATTCCCTGCGTTCAATAACACCACTACTCTAACTGCTGGTGCTCTGGTTCGTAACACTGAAATCTCTTGGATCCCTTCTGCTTATAGTTCTAAGATCCTTGACTTCTTCCAAGTTGGTGGAACTCCTGGTGTTTATAACAAGGCAGTTGGTTCTGGTTTTGGTGTTCAGTATGGCAAGAAAGGTCTTGTTGCTGGTGTAAACTATGTTGCCCAAGCAGGTCAAGATAGTACTCGTGGTGAGTTTGATCGTTCTGGTGCTCTGAATACTCTGGCACAGATCGGTTATCGTGGTGACAACTGGGGTGCTGCTTTCGGTTATCGTTATGGTACTGAAGGCACTCGTGTTCGCACTTACAATGGTCTGGACGGTGCTTCTGGTGCTCTTGCTCCTGGTCAAACCTCTAATGGTTATGCCCTGAACGCATACTGGCAACCCACTCAATCTGGTTGGGTTCCCTCCATCTCTGCTGGTTATGGTTGGAACACTGTAAGTGGCACTCCTAGTGCTGCTACCAACAGTCAGTCCTGGTTTGCTGGTCTTCAGTGGGAAGATGTATTTGCTGATGGTAACACCGCTGGTGTTGCTCTTGGACAAGCACCTACTGGCGAGAACCTTGAGAAGGCAACGATGCTTGAGATCTTCTACAAGTATCAAGTGTCTGATAACATCAGCGTTACTCCTGCTATCATCTACGGAAGTGACAATCAGCGCCTTGCTGGTAACTCTTCAAATTGGGGAGGAGTCATCCAAACTACCTTCAAGTTCTGATAACATACTCATAAGTTGAGTGAAGGCACTCCATTTTGGGGTGCCTTTTTATTGGTTAATCAAAACCTTAACCAATTCTTAGTGGACTTTAAGGTTTTCTTCTAGTATCATTACTTACGAAGTCAATTTACTTCTAACAATTTTTTATGAAACTCAAACACATTTTTGCAATTGGTCTTCTTGCTGCACCTACTGCTGCGCTTGCAGGAACGACTTTGAACGGTGCGGGTGCTACTTTCCCCGCCCCAATTTATCAACGATGGTTCCAAGATTATGCACGAACTTCTGGGAGTAGGGTTAATTATCAGTCCGTTGGTTCTGGTGCTGGTGTTCGTCAATTCATTGCGGGCACAGTTAACTTCGGAGCAAGTGACGAACCGATCAAAGCATCAGAAGCAGCAAAGGTGAAGCGTGGTGTCGTTCAAATTCCTATGGTAGGTGGAACTATTGCTGTTGCTTATAACAAGAAGGGTTGTAGTCTGAAACTTTCTCAAAAGCAAACTGTGGATATTTTTGCTGGGCGCATCAAGGATTGGAATCAACTTCCCAACTGTGGTAATGGACCTATTCGTGTTGTTTATCGTTCTGATGGTTCTGGCACCACTTTTGCTTTTACTAACTCTTTGGAAGCATTTGGTGGTTGGACTGCTGGTGCAGCAAAGGCAGTGAAGTGGCCTACTGGCATTGGATCCAAAGGTAATGAAGGGGTATCTGGAACTATCAAGAACACTCCTGGTTCTATTGGTTATGTAAACACTGGATTTGTAAAAGCAAACAAACTTCAAGTAGCAGCAATTCAAAATAAAGCAGGTAAGTTTGTTCTTCCTACCGCTGCTTCTGGTTCTGCTGCACTGAATGGTATTAAACTGGATTCAAACCTTGCTGGTGAAAATCCCAATCCTGCTGGTGTAACTGCATACCCAATCTCTACTCTGACTTGGATTCTTGCATATAAGACTGGTAATGGTGCTAATACTGATGCTATTCGTAAAGCACTCAACTATGCTCTGAGTTCAAAGGCACAATCACTTGCCGATGATCTTGGATATGTACCTTTGAGTGGTTCTATCCTCAACCGAGCACGACTTGCTGTAAACCGAATCGGTCAATAATATACATATTGGGGAGTTGACAAACTCCCCTTTTTAGTGTATTATAGTTTACGAGTTAGGAGTTTTATGTCTCTTATTTCCCAACGTGATAGAGAAGTTGCTATTGAAGCACTTGATTTTTATCTTTTTAATAAAAAGTTTGATTTCAATGAAGAGAAAATAATGGAAATTAATGCTCTTATCAATTGGATCAAACTGGAATACACAAAGAATGAAAATTAATCTCTGGTACTGTAAATCAATGAAACTTTGGCGTTGGACATTATGTGATGATTCTCGCCCAATTGTAAAACAAGAAGCAGGACAAAGACCAGATCTTCGTGATGCTATGAATGATGTGGCAAATACTGTAGAATATCTTATGGGTCAATCTTGACTTTTTATGGGCGATTAACTCAGCGGTTAGAGTGTCTGATTTACATTCAGAAAGTCCGCAGTTCGAATCTGCGATTGCCCATTATATAAATACTTGAAAAAGTATTTGGTTACATGGAAGGTTTATATAAGTTGTTGAGTGATATTCATTCAAATCTTTTTGTATTATTTCATAAGACTTGGGTTTTTCATTGGAATGTAGTTGGTTCTGATTTCCAACAACTTCATACATTATTTGGTGAACAATATGAAGCAATGTTTGAAGAGATTGATCGTCTTGCCGAACACATGAGATTTTTGAACATTCGTCCAGTTGGAACTCTTACAAGAATTGTAGAAGTTTCTACTGTTGGACAAGGTTCTGATATTGTTCAAGTTGATGAACTTGGACAAAGACAAATTCTTCCAGGAAAACCAATCACCAAATCTGATGATATGGTTAAAAGACTTCTTGCCGATAATCTTATCTTTTTAGAACTTTTGACGGAAGCATCTGAAGCGGCTGGATCACAGAGATCATATGCAACCGAAAATATTCTTCAAGATTTGATGGAATCTCATGGTAAGTTTGTATGGATGTTGAGATCATTTACAGAAAAAAATCAAAAAATGTCAATGGAAGATGTTTCCACTGAACAACCTCAAGAACAAATACCGTTTCAACAATAGATAATAATTAATAATTAATTATGGAAAACATAAAAATAAGATGTCGCTCCTGTGGTAAGGAGTTGGAAGGGCATCCTACGAAAACTGTGACCTGTGGTTGTCAAAATATGGCAACCATTCGTGGAGATAAGATTTCAGCAGTTGACTTATCGCAGATAGTTATGTTAAACTCTTATTATAACAAAACAAAATCTGGTGTTCTTACAAGTGAAGATATTGCCTGGCAAGAAGCAAGGCGTCAACGCAAAGTAAGAAGATTAGATTTTGAAGTCCGTTGAGGACTTTTATTGGTAGCGTGGCAGAGTCCGGTTTATTGCGTTTGTCTTGAAAACAAATGAGGGTAACACCTCCACTGGTTCAAATCCAGTCGCTACCGTTTACAAATATTACAAAGTTTTAGATTTTCTTAATCTATATTTGTGTATCAACACAAACTTGACATAGTAGAAATACTCACTAGTATAACTAGTAGTATTCAACCCAAATCATATGGATCAACACACCTACGAAAACTGGGTGAAGATCAAGGAAACTTTCGAAGCTTCTGGAAATCTAGACAATATGTTTTACAAAAGAGCAGTTGAAATTGTTAAAACCAGAAGAGACCCTCTGGCAAAATTTCTTGGAGATGAGAAATGATGCACGAAAATGATGAGTTTGTGAGTAGGTATGAAGTTCAGGAGATGATTGATGCTGCTATACGAAGGCACAATCGGAATGCTTCCATTATTTCTATGTGCGTTGGTTGGGTTGTTCTTGCTTTATTTGCTGAGGGACTTTTAAGACTTGTAGGTGTTATTCCTCCCATATTTCCATGGCTAGACATTACCCTGAAATAATAGGAATAGTTTTCCTTT